TTGTAATAGAGAACGCAAACATTGGTTGGGCAACAATTCAGCAAGTAATTGATAGGGGATATAAAAACTTATTCTATATGAGTAAGGATTTAAAGTATGTAGATGTTGAACATCAGATGCATAATAAATTCAGAGCAGAAGAAAGAGGTATGGTTGCGGGGTTTTCAACTACATCTAAGACAAGACCACTAATTATTTCAAAATTAGATGATTACTTCAGAGAAAAATCTATCACGATACGTTCTAATAGGTTGATAGAGGAGCTTTTTACATTTATATGGAACAATAATCGTGCAGAAGCAATGAGAGGATACAACGATGACTTAGTGATGGCGTTATCAATTGCTCTATGGGTTAGAGATACCGCATTGAGATTAAGACAAGAAGGAATTGATTTAACTATCAAATCGTTAGGTGGAATTCAACAACAAGTACAAGAATCTGGATTCTACGGAGGTAGTTCTATGGATGATAATCCGTGGTCAATGAAAGTAGGTAACAGAGACGAAGATTTGACTTGGTTGATTAAATAATAAATTCAACATATTTATAGTGTATAATAAGATGCACTATTAAATAATATAATTTTAATATAAAAAATAAAATATGGCAGATACTACATTTTTCAATCGGTTAAAAAAACTTTTCTCTACAAAGGCAGTTGTTACTGTCGATGCTAGTGGAAAACGAAAAGTTTTTGATGCGGATGAGAAACAACAAACGAACTTATCTTCATTAAAAGATAGATACACAAAAATACAAAAATCTTTTTATGAACAAGCTGGTGGTGCACAATCAATGGCATACGCTCAAGTTCGTAGAGAAGTATTTAGAGATTTTGATGCAATGGACCAAGACCCAATTATAGCATCTGCATTAGATATTTACGCTGATGAATCTACCCTTAAAAACGAATTTGGTGATATTATAACAATACGTTCAGATAACCCTCGTGTTCAAGAATTATTAGAAAACCTTTTTTATGATATTCTTAATATTGAATTTACTTTATGGCCGTGGGTTCGTAATATGTGTAAATATGGTGATTTCTTTTTAGGACTTGAAATTGCTGAAGGTAAAGGTATAGTAAACGTTACTCCACACTCACAATATAATACTGAAAGAATAGAAGGACACGACCCTGAAAATATATCACTTGTTAAATTCAAAGTACAAGAAGACCCAATTGGTAAAGTAGAGTATGATAACTTTGAAATGGCACATTTCCGTTTATTATCTGATACCAACTGGTTACCTTATGGTAAATCAATGATTGAGAATGGTAGAAGGTTATGGAAACAATTATCTCTAATGGAAGATGCGATGTTAATTCATCGTATTATGAGAGCACCTGAAAAAAGAGTGTTTAAAATTGATATTGGTAATATTCCACCAACGGAAGTTGATAACTACATGCAAAAGATTATCAATAAGATGAAAAAAGTTCCATTCTTAGATAAGACAAGTGGTGATTACAATTTAAAGTATAATATGCAAAACCTTACGGAAGATTTTTATCTACCGGTAAGAGGTGGTGATAGTGGAACTGCTATTGAAAACTTAGCAGGATTAGAATATGCTTCAATTGAAGATATTGATTACCTAAAGGCTAAATTATTTGCAGCATTAAAAATTCCAAAGGCTTATTTGGGATATGATGAAAACGTAAATGGTAAAGCAACCCTAGCAGCAGAAGATGTTCGTTTTGCAAGAACAATCGAAAGAATCCAACGAACAATTACTTCAGAATTATCTAAAATAGCAGTTATCCACTTATATGGTAATGGTATTCAAGATTCTGAAATGACTAACTTTGAAATTGGATTAGTTAACCCATCTACAATCTACGAACAAGAGAAAGTAAACCTATGGAGTGAAAAAATCCGTTTGGCAACTGATATGCAAAGTTTAAAGATGTTATCTAAAGATTGGATATATGAAAATATATTTAAATTATCAGAAACAGAACAAACTGAACAAAGAGGTAAAGTAGTTGAGGATTTAAAGGATACATTCCGTTATAACTCAATAGAAAACGAAGGTAATGACCCTGCAAACCCTCCAAAACCAACTGACGTTGAAGAAAGTTTGGAAAATCTTAAAACAGAATTGAAGGATAAAGGTGGTAGACCCCGCGAAGGTAATACTTATGGTAAAGACAAACATCCTTATGGAAGAGACCCATTGGGTGATGATGAAAGAACTTCAAAGAGAAGTAGAACATCTGAAACAAAAGCAATGAATTACATCAATGGGATTTCATCAAAAAAGAAATATTTACACGAAACTAAAGATATGTTAGATGAAACTAATATTATCGATGATACGGAAAATTAATCTAACTTAGAATTTTTTATATTTATATATAGAAATTTGAGTCTATCAAAATAAGGATTTAAAATACAATGAAAAAAATTAAACATTCGAAATTTAAAAATACAGGGTTTTTATTTGAACTCTTAACTCGTCAAATCACATTGGAGATTTTAAATAATGCTCCAGTTGAGAAGGCTAAAAAAATAGTACAAGAATTTTTTGGTGGTAAAACTGAATTAGCAAAAGAATTGCGTTTATTCAATTTAATCACAACTGAAAAATATAATTCAGAAAGTAAGGCAGAAAAATTTATTGATGCTATTATCGAAACTCGTACTAAATTAGATGAAACTAAGTTATTAAGAGAAAAGTATAATTTAGTTAAAGCTATTAAAGAAAATTTCGATATTGAAGAATTCGTTGCTTCTCCTGTTGCTAATTATAGAGTATTGGCATCGGTCCATAAGATTTTTGAAGCAAAGATTCAAGATGTAACAAATGTTAAAGATGTATTTGATGCTAAGATTACATTAGTAGAACATATCTCTACAACTGCAACATCTATTAAGAAGATTGAAGACAAATTAATGGAAACATATAAGAATCAAGAAAAGGATTTGAGATTGTTGACATATAAAATATTGGTTGAAACATTTAATACCAAATACACTAACTTAAACGACGACCAAAAGAGTCTTTTAAGAGAATTTATTAATAATGTTAATAATACATCTAAATTCGGTGAATACTACGATTCACAATTAAAGAAAGTAGTAACTGAACTTCACAAATTACATTCCGAAGTTAATGATAAAATCACAAAAATTAAATTAAAAGAAACTATCAATGTTTTAAAAAGACAAAAGATAGGAAAGAAAATTACGGATGAACAAGTTTCAGCGTTGATGATATCATACGAATTAATAAAGGAAATAACCAATGTTAGAAAAAAATATTAAATCTTTTATAGACGAACTTATTAAAGAAGTCGAAGAGGAATTGGATGAAGCCAATGTGACAGGTAATGTCGATGGTTACGATACTCCTAATGCCTTTTCTGGTAAAAATTCTGATAAAAAAAGAAAAAAAACTGCAACACAATTTGGTTATACATTAGTAAATAATGATATAAACAATATTGATGAATCCATAAACGAAGACAAAGTTTATATTGATTTTCTAAATAAGAAAAAGGGATTCAAGCAAGATAGAATCAAATTTAATTCTTATGAAGAGGCAGTAAAGTGGGCAAAGAAGAATTTTGACAAGTTTGACCCCGATATGATTAAATACGAATCAGTAAACGAAGCATCATTACAAAAAGGTAAAACTTATGGTGGAAGTAAATGTGAAGGTGGGTGTTTTATCGGTAAAGAAGGTTTAAAAAAAATAATTAAAATATCTAAGGATTCTCCTAAAGATGTTTTTATGTTTAGAGATGATAACTACTCTGGTTTACAACCACATTTTATTAAAGATGGTGTAATTGCTAAAGCAACTACAATTAATCCGGCTTACGATTTAGAAAAAAATAAAATAAGTAATTTAAAAATAGGTAACGATGTAATTCTTTCAGTAAGATTATTTGTATCAACAAATGAATCGGTAAACGAAGCATTAAAACATCTTATTCACGTAGAAACTCCTAAAGAAATAGTATCAAAAGATATTGTAAAACAAATTACGGCATTAGCTAAAAAAGGTGTTCGTTCATATGAAATTGGATTAAATATGGGATTTGTAGGTAATAATAAAGCAGCA